ATAAAATACTATTTCCAAATGACCATAAAGGTTTTTGGGATGAGGTTGATATCCTAATTAGCGATGATCCTAAAATATTAAAAAAGAAACCAAAAAATAAAATCTCAATTAAAGTAAAAAATGAATTTAATCTTGACATAAAATCAGATTTTACTATTATTAATGTAAATAACATTAAAGAATTAAAAAATATAATAAAAACCATAAAAGAAACAATCTAATGGAAAAAACAAATGAAACTATAAACAATCTTAATCAAGCAATAGATAAGATTACAAACAAGGAATCTAAAATTGTCTTTTTATCACCAGATACTAAAGGCACTGCTAGAGCTAGTGTTGCTTATATTTACAGACAAGCAATGGTATTAAAAAATAATGGCTATAATGTAAGTATTTTACATGAAAAAAATGACTACATTAAACCAGGTAGTTGGTTAGGTGAGGAATATGATTCATTGGAACATACTTCAATTGAAGATAATAATTTAACTGTAGGGCCTCAAGATTTAATTGTTGTTCCTGAAATATATGGTAATGTTTTTGAACAAATTCAACAATTACCTATTGATAAAGCAATATTGATTCAATCTTATGATTATTTATTAGATAGTTTTTCACCAGGTAAATCGTGGTTAGATTTCGATGTTAATGAATGTATAACAACATCAAAAACGTTATCAGAAATGGTTGAAGAATTGGTTGGCATTAAAGATGTTAATTTTGTAAACCCAGCGATACCTGATTTTTTTAAACCAAGTGAAAAACCTCAAATGCCTGTTATAGCTATACATGCTAGGGATCAAAGAAAAGCTGCTAAAATAATAAAAACTTTTTATTTAAAATATCCTTTATATCGTTTTGTATCTTTTAAAGATATGCATGGTATGACGGAGAAAGATTTTGCTAAAAATTTAAAAGAATGTGCACTATCTGTTTGGGTTGATGATGATAGCACATTTGGTACATTCCCAATCGAATCAATAATGTCAAATATACCAGTTATTGGTAAGGTACCAAATATAATACCAGAATGGATGACGGATGAAAATGGTATCTGGGTTTATGATGAAAATCAAATACCAGATTTAATTTTTAGTTATATTAAGAATTGGATGGAAGATTTATTACCAGAGAATTTGAGCAATGTTAGTGAAACCATAAAAGATAAATATAATATGGAAATTTTCGAAAAAGCTACGGTTGAAACATACACATCTATCCTTGATAGAAAAATAGCTAAATTAAATAAAATAAAAGAAACAATTGAAAAAAATTTAACAAAAGATGAAAAGTAATATAGATTTAACGGTAGTTATACCAGTACATTCAGTAGCCGACCAAAACTTTGATCAACTACTACACTCAGCTTTAATGAGTATTGAAAATAATGAAATACACCCATCTAATGTGATAATTGTTAGATGTTCATGTGATGAAGTTAGGGAAGTATTAAATAAATTAGATACATCAAAATATTCTTTTAAAATTGATGTTATCGAAAATACAGAAGGTAAGCAATTCCAAAAACAAATTAATTTTGCTGTCAGACAAATAACCACAAACTATTTTAGTTTTCTAGAATTTGATGATGAGTTTTCAGTTAAATGGTTAACAAATGTTAAAAATTATACAGAAGCATATCCTGATACTGATATGTTTTTACCGATAATTACCGATGTTACATCAGACAATAATTTTGTTGGATTTACAAACGAAGCGGCTTGGGCTTTTAATTTTTCAGAAACTTTAGGACAAATTGATCATGAAGTATTATTGGAATACCCAAATATTAATCCAGATGGTATGGTTATTAAAACAGAAGTATTCAAAACAATAGGTGGGTATAAACCATCGATTAAATTGACGTTTAATTATGAGTTTTTATTACGTTTTACAAATAGTGGTAGAAATATTATGGTAATACCTAAAATGGGCTATAAACACACAAATATGCGACCAGGTTCATTATTCTGGGAATATAAAAATAGCATTGATGAATCATTCAGAATACAACCAGATGAAGCTAAATTTTGGATGGATACGGCTAAAAAAGAATACTTCTTTAGTGAGGATAGAGATATAACCTACGCGGAAGAAGTAATCGTCAATGAATAGTATATGTCCAGAAAAAAGAAAGAACGCAATTATTATGGTATAGATCAAGAAGAAGCCGTTGTGTCTTTTTTAAATTCAAAAAATATCATCGAAAGGGAGCAGATTTATCGTGAACATTTACAAGAACCCATAAATACGATGATAGAAAGTATTATCCGAACTTATAAATTATATAGACAGTCTTACGACTTTAATGATTTACATTCGGATACCCTATCTTTTTTAATGACTAAATTTGATAAATTTAAACCCGAAAAGGGTAACAAATCATTTTCATATTTTGGTACGGTTTGTAAGAATTACCTATACAATGAAATGATGAAGGAGTATAAAAAAAATACGTCTTTTACCAATATTGATGATACCGAACAAGATTTTTTAAAGCGAGATGAATTGTTGTATAGAATTGATGAAAATGAACTCAACTTAACGCACTTTATAGATCAATTATGTAATTCGATAAAAAAAGAAATTGAAAATACTAATCTAAACGATAATGAGCTTAAAGTTGGTAATGCGTTAGTTAAAATACTAGAAGAATGGCGTGAATTATTCACCCAAAACACAACAAATAAAAACTCAACAAAGTTTAATAAAAATCTAATTTTATTATATATAAGGAATATTACAGGACTTAATACTAAAGAAATTAGAAATAGCATGAAAAGATATAAAGTATTATATGGTTTATTTAAAAACAAATATTTAGAAGATTGATATTTATATATAAATAAAATTATTATGATAAACAAGACACAAAAAAAGAAAAAAGTTGATGTTACTGAAGAAAGCATGAAAGAACTTATGCAGGAAACGTATAATGAGATTGTGGATGAAAGAAACAAGGCATTAACGGCTTATAAAAAATACAGTAAAGATATTAATGAAAATCATGATATCGCCTTAGTTGGTAAAATCACTAATGAGTTATTAAAAATAATTGATGGTACCATTGAAAAAAAATTAAGACTAATAAAAATACAGAGTGACATCATATATAAAAATGGTAAAACAGCAGACTCTGGTGCATCAATTGTGATCACCGAGGAAGATAGAAAATGGGCTGAAAGTTATATGAAAAACAATAACAATTCAAATAATGAAAAGGAATACGAGGAATAATGAGTCAACAAAGCGAAATATTTGCGAGATATCGTTCACTTTTTAATAGTAGATCTTTTAAACCACTAGAAAATGAAACTAGTAGGAGATTAAACAATATGGATTTTGTTGATTTCTTATTTGAATTAGTTAAAGCAACCAAGGGTCAAAAACAATTTAAAAATATAATTTTAAAGGGTAGTTTATCAAAGCTAAAAAAAACTGATGAATTAAATAAGGTAATTACCAAAAGTTTATTTTCACAATTCGGTTGTGATAATACGATTATTATCCCAACTAAATATACAACAAAATCTAGCCTAGGTATTGAAATTAACAAAAATGAAATTGATGCTTTTGGTTTATTGGGTATTGACCCAAATACCAAACCTGGTAATTATATGTATGAAGGTGACAACCCACAAATACATGCAAACTTTGTAATGTACAAAGCACAAAGTATCGTAAATGATGACGCGGCATTAAGTATGTCATATAAAGGTAATGAGTTATTTAAAATATATTCAAAAAACCCCAATGTTTTTATATTTAAATTTGGTGCATTTTATGAGAATAAAAGATTTAACATTTGGCTAAATGATTATTTAACACTAATAAACCCCATTTTTAATATGGTTAATTTTACAACAATTTTAACCGATTTAATAACTGGTGCAATATCAATCAAAACCAATAAAAGTAAACTTGAGATTAGAAAACAAAATTCAACAATTTTGGGTCTTCAAAAAATATTTGGTTTTTGCTCTGAATCTCCCGTTGGTGAAGGTAGCTCAGAAAATTCGGCTAACCAGCTTTTAAAAAAACAACTTGACGCCAATTCTAATGGTGAAACATCAATAGGACAACCTATTGGTATTGGTGATTTAAATAATAATCAAACAACCGAACCATTTAGTTTTAATTTTAATGATTTTGATGAGATTGAACGTAACACATTATTACGATCGAATGGTCAAATACGTTTCTCAACATGTGGTAATTTAGATTTGGATATAAACCCAGATGATATAATTTCAGGATTAGATGAATTATTTAATAATTCAAATATTAATGACGTTTATAGTTATGGGGGTGAAACAAACAATCAAACTGAATTAAATAACACAAATACAATAAACACGCAAAATTATGATAATTCACAAATAACCCCAAACGTAACAAAATCAGCCGATTTTTTTGACAATGCGTTAAAGGGTGGTGCACAAAAAGCCATTGATTCAGGTGAAACTAATGTAATAATAGACCTACCAAACATGAATGCCGAATTGCAATTAAATATACTTAAAGCAATTCCTTATGCTTTAATGCAAATGGTATTAACACCAAAAATAGTTGTTGTACCAAAATTATTTGCCGTACTTATCGATGATAACACACCAAAGACAACAAATGATTTAATAAGTAATATGTCAAATAGTATTCAAACAATAGGTACAACGATTACAAATTTATTAATTCAAAATATTTTTGATGCAATAAAATCTGATTTAACAAATTTGGCTAAAGATTTGGCAATTTCTTTTTTAAGACAAAGGGGTATTGATTATTTATCAACGTTAAAATCACTTTTGGGTATTTTAGGTCTATTTGGTGGTGGTTCTAGTGGTTGCGGGGGTGTTTTAGGTAAGTTATTAGAGATATTAAAATTTTCTAGGTTTGGCCCTATGCCAATGTTACCACCACCACTAATTCTTGTTGCTGGTGGAATAAAACCTGGTATGAATAGCGTTGCAATGATAAATGATATTAAAGCTAGTTTAACAGAAAAGGGTATTGAAACGGCACCAACATTACCAGATGGTACTCCAAATAATATGATGATAGCAATAGAGGAGACTGTTAGAACTGTGGTTTCGCATATAAAAACAAACTCAACCATACAAACTTTTGGCATTGGTGCCACAGGCCCTGTTTCTGGTTATGGACAAATTCAATAAAATATATGAGAAGTAAAGCACTTGATGAAATATTTAGTACATATAAAAATAAATCCAATAAAGATTTATCAAATATATTAATATCATTAAAACTTGATTTTGATAAAACAAAGGATATTGTTTTAGAATTTACTGAAGTTTTAACTGAGTTGGAAAAAACATATGATGCTGTTTATGATGAATTACAAAATAGATTAAAATTTAAAGATAATAATGAAAGCTGAATTTAAAATTGGTATATGCTTTAGTAATACAGATCCTAAAAATTTAGGTAGGATACGTGTTGTACCAATTGAAATACTTGGTAAATTTGCAACACTTAATCAAATATTGGAGTATATTAAGCAAGAGGATTTAAAAGCTGAAAATGGTTTATTATATAGACCATGGTATACAACAAAAAATGGTAATTATAAAGAAAAAGATACATTTTTATGTGAACCATTCTTACCGAGATTAATTAGTGTAACACCAAATCCAGGTCAGTTAGTTAAAATCATAAGATATGATGATATTACACAAAAAACAGAATTTATAGGGCCTTATACTATTGATCAAATATCATTAACTGAAGAGTATAGGAATGTTGTTAATAATTTAGATAAAAATTTAAATTTAAAACAAATTTTACCCAAAAAAAATAAACCATTTATATCTGGGTATAATAATGAACAGATAATACTTGGTGATAATGAGGTTATCATTAGATTAAATCATATTGATAAAACAAATAAAAATAGAAAATCCAGTTATCCTTTTATTCAACTTTCTCAATTTAATGATAGTTATAAAATCGTAGATCAAGTAACGCAAGCAAATGACTCACCAGACGTACCAATTGATCATATAGGTCAATTATTCATTAATTATCAACCAAAGAATAGACCATCAGATAAAAATTTTACAGCAACACTAGTATTATTTAACTCAACAAAAATAACTAATAGTAGGAATGAAATTGGTTTAACAAAAAAAACTTATCAACCAAACAAAACTTATATTGAAATAAACACAGATAATTTTATAACAAAACATGTTATAAATTGTAATAATTCGAATGATTTAGCTCGTGTTATTGATGATATTTTAATTTCATATAGCGCCGATGGTTCACTTAAATATTATGATATTAATGAACAATCTAATATTCAAGTAATAGAAAACGAAAAAACGACAATAACGGTATTTAATAACATACCAGTAACACCAAATGCTGGTGGTGCGTTAAACCCATCTAATATAATACCAGGCTTAAAAAACTGGATATTTAGGTTAACACCAAATACAAATATAACAAATTATGTAGGTTCTTTTACAAAACCAAATTTACCCGAAAATAATATCGCAACAATAACTTATAACGATTTTATTGGATTAGATAATCTTATATCAACAAAATATAATAATTCAATAAGCTACGGTTTATTAAATAATAAAAATGAAACCACAATTGTAACCACACAACCAACACCACAATCAACAGATATTCCATTATCGGTACAAACAACATATTCTGATAAATATTTATTTTTAAGTAGTTTAAGATCCTTAAATATTGTGGACAATTTTGATTTTGATGGAATACCACCATACAATATATCTGAATTTTTAAACAGCAGTAAACAAAATGTAAAAACACACGGTTTCGTTCGCGGTGAAAAATTAATGGAATTTTTATTTGAAATGTTAGACATGTTATCAAAGCATGGTCATGAAGCTGGTAAAGATCCTAGAGCATCAATAATACAATCAACACAAGAGTCGATCGATAATCTAAAGAAGAGAATTAAGGATGAATTAAAAGAAAGTCAAAATAATATAATAATTAATCATAACTTCAGAACGGATTAAACTATTTATTAACATGGGAATATATCGCACATACTTTGACAAAAACAATACAATCATAGAAAATTCTACAATTAATACTGGTAGAAATCCTGTTTCTGAATTGTATTTTGGTGATAAAATTAGTAGATTTTTATTTTACTGTTCTTTTTATGAAATTAAAGAAAAAGTAACACAGAAAGAAATAATTATAGATAATGATACTAAACATTTTTTAAAAATAAAAAATACATCAAATTTTGATATATCACAAGTATTATCAGATGATAATAATTTATTATTTGGTGACAAATATAGGTCATCATCTTTCGATTTAGAAATAAGACCCTTTCGTGAATTTTGGGACGAGGGTATGGGCTTTGATTTCGATAAAAGTTTAACAAGCAAGCCATACGATCGCGATTATAACTCAGAGCCGTCTAATTGGATTAGCGGTACATATATAAATGAGTTTATAACATCGGGTGGTACGTTAGGTAGTGTTATTAATACACAACATTTTGATTTAGGTAGTGAGGATATTAGTATTGATATAACTAATTTTGTTAATGGTTTAATAACAAGTGGTGTGACCAGCGGTATAACAGTAAATGGTACAAAAACAGGCATAACTTATAATTACCAAGGTTTTTGCTTAAAATATACTGATGCTGTTGAGTCATTAGATCCAGGAAAAACATTTGCTTTAGGTTTATTTACCAGACATACACAATCTTTTTTCGAACCATTTATTGAAACAAGATATAATGATCATATCAAAGATGATCGTATTGATTTTTATTTAAATAAAATAAATAGATTGTATTTATATGTTAATGTTGACGGGAATCCAACAAATTTAGATCAACTACCAACATGTGGTATACAAAATATAACATTACAATCACCATTGGTTGTAAAGCAACAAACAAAAGGCGTTTATTATGTTGAATTTTTTGCAGATGACACCATATTTGATTCATATACCGAATATAGAGATATATGGTCTGGTATTACTATCAACAGTGTTAACAAATCACCAATTACTTTAAAATTTGTACCAAAACAAGATAATGATTACTATCAAATAGGTGCCGAAATAACTGAACCAACAAACTATGGTGTTTCATTAAGTGGTATAAAACAAGATGAAAAAATAAAGCAGGGTGAAAAAAGAAAAATATACGTCCATCTAAGAAAACCATATACTGTTGAACAACAAGATATTGTAACGAATGTTTTTTATCGTTTATACATTAAACAAGGTAATAATCAAGTTGAAATATTAGATTGGCAAAATGTAAATAAAACTTACAATTCAAATAATTTCACAATTGATACGTCATGGATGGTTCCACAAATTTACTATATTGATTTAAAAATTGAAAGAAATGGTGAAGTTAATTTATATAATGAAGAGCTTAAATTTGTAATTGTAAGTAAATTAAATTATTAAAAAATAAAAATGATATTAACTTATATAAACCCGCTTAATAAAAATTATAAAGGCGAATACACCTATGAATTTTTATTTTCCGAAGATACTGATATTGATTTGGGTGATGATTGGGACGTTCAACCAGCATCTAGTGGCGTTGTTACACCACCACCTGTAAACTCAATTATTGGTGTTGGCGCACTAAAAACAGAACATTTGGAGTTTGATTTAGCATTATCATCAGACAACTTTTCAATGTACGATTGTTTAGAAAAAATAATAGCCTTAGGTTGGGAAAAAGAAACACCAGAAAATGATGAGAGATTAGTTTTTCACTTTGGGGAGGAGTCTGAGAGTGTTTTATCAAAATTATATGCTAGAGATATTAATTTGGAAATAAAAAAAACTAAATAAAAAAATATAACATGAAAAAACAAGAATTTTTAAACAAACTAAAAGAAGAGGGTGAATTACCAATTAATATAGATCAAAACACTAAAAAAAGTGTTGATGATGTTACCAATTCAATTAATAATCTAACACAATCTATTAGTGATTTAAAGACATCTATTAGTGAAAAAAGCGAGGAAAGTGAAGAAAATGAAGAAAAAATAGACCAAAATTTGGTAAATGAAAATATTTTTCGTATTATTGCAGAATCAGAAACACCAAAAATCTCAAAAAAAGAAGTTTTAGATTTTTTAAAAGATAAATAATATGATAAAATTTACAGAAAAAGAAGCGCCCGTTATTACACCAACAGTAACACCAACAAAGGATCCTTCAAAAATTAAATTTCCTAAACCACAGGTTAAACCAAAACCGCAAGCATAATAATGTTTGTATATTAAAAATATATTTCGTATATTTGCTTTTTTATAAATTTAATATATGAGAAATGTAAATATTGATTTAACTGGTTATTCAAAAATCATTAATAAAAAAATATTAAATCGTGTTGCAGACAAAAAACACACGATGGCTAATATGCCTTATTATGATAAATCAAATGAACCCACTAAATTATATGAAGAAAGTTTAATTGAAAGTAGATTTAAAGAACTATCTAATTCATATAATAGAAGTTTCAATACCGATATAACTAATATCAATCCATTCGATGTTATGATAAATGCTGCTAAAAACGGTTCCATGATACTCGGTAAAGAAAAACCAAAAAGATTAGAATTGGTTAAATTAGCGGAAAAAATTGGTAGGGAACAATTTAATTTATCAAATGATGAAGTTATTTTTGATTTAGAGTTGGTTAATCCAGGTGATTGTAGTTTCCCAGGTGAAATAGATAAGGAACAAAAAATTGAAGAAGATTTTATACAATCAACTGATTTTGATGTTCTTAAAAAAAGAACAATTAATGCGTTATCTCAGGGTTCAGCATTAAAATCACATTATATTTTTCATTTGTATGCTGATGAGTTTAATAAATTATGCCCAGGTATTACCGATAATTATCAAAAAGCCTTAGTTGCAAATGATTTAATCTATTTTACAATAGATGATGATCAATTTCAATCAGGTCTATCTTCTGGTGATGATTCCTCAAATGCTGGATACTGCAGAATTAATTTCGATGGTGATATACCAATAATTGAGGCTAAAGCGATTAGTACACCGATATTAATTCATGAAATCACAAAAGCTATTATAACACTTTTATCAATACCTGGCATTCAAAATATGAGGGAGGATATTGCCGATGAAACTGATTTTATTATGTCAGAATTGTGGGAAATTAGATTTGGTGCGAATATTTGGAATAGTTTCCATAGTTTAATTAGCGTTGATGATTATGATATTAAAAAATTAATTATTATGGATATCTTTAAAATGGATTCCGAAACTTTTGTTAATGAATTTATGTATAATGTACTAAATAATCCAGAATTAGCTAAAAAAGAGATTAATTTTATGGTTAAAGATATTAGAAAAAAGATTAGTAATTACCAGTTTCTTAATGATTCTAGTAATGATGATATTAATCCATCTGACTATTTCTAAAATAAAAGATATTTATATGAAAACAATTTGTGAGTATTACAGACAAAAGACAATTATTATTAGAGTATGCTAAATGTGCTGCAGATCCATCTTATACTATCGAAAGTTATTTTGAAACGTTCGATAAAACACAAGAGGGGTTTGTGCCATTTAAATTATTTGATAAACAAAAGTTACTTATAAGTAATTATGAGGCTAATAGATTCAACCTAGTATTAAAGTACAGACAAGCTGGTATTTCAACGGTAACAGCCGCATATGCAGCTGTTAAAACGGCATTTGCATTGTCCGATAACCCAGAAAGAGTCCTAATTCTAGCTAATAAACAAGAAACTGCAGTTGAATTTTTAAATAAAATTACTAATTTTATAAAACAACTACCTGATTGGTCTATCGTCTCATTCGATAAAGCATCTCAAAAGCACGTCAAATTATCTAATGGGTCTGAATTAAAAGCCGTTGCAACATCTACGGATGCTTTGCGTGGTTACACACCCACTATAATGATATTAGATGAGGCTGCCTTCATTGAAGGTGGTCAAGCATTATGGTCAGCGTGTTTGGCGGCGATTGGTACTGGGGGTAAAGCTTTTTTAATATCAACACCAAATGGTTTAGATGAAATTTATTATGAAGCTTATGAAGGTGCAATCAGCGGAACCAATAAATTTAAAATTACACACTTAAAATGGTGGCAAGACCCACGTTTCAATAAAGATTTAAGATTAATTAAAACCAATGATATTATATCTTGGATACAAAAACCTGAAAATGAAAAAACTGAAGAGGTAATTGAATCAGCCATTACATTTCATATTGATGTTATGTTAAAATTACTAGAAGAAGGTTATAGACCACATTCAACATGGTATGAAAACATGTGTCGTGATATGAACTTAAATAAACGTATGATTAACCAAGAGTTAGAGTGCGCGTTTATCGGTTCAGGTGATAACGTAATCGAAGGTCAAGTTTTAAGAAAACAAGAAGAAACAAATGTAATACCACCAATCTATAAAGATACTGAATGGGAAAATAATTTATGGGTTTGGCAAATGCCCCAAAAAGGTCACAGATATTTATTGGGTTGTGATGTTTCGCGTGGTGATTCTGAGGATGCTACGGGTATGTGTATTATTGATTATGATACATTTGAACAAGTACTCGAATATCATGGTAAGGTACCACCAGATATTGCCGCACAATTAGTTGATCATTATGGTAGAATGTACAATGCTTTATCCACTTTTGATATAACTGGTGGTATGGGTATAGCCACAACTCAAAAATTAAAGGAACTTAATTACCCAAAATCTTTACTACATTATGACAATGTTAGTGAAAATGATATTTACTTTGTTCCATCACCTGATGCGATACCAGGTATCAATTTTGCATCTAAAAATAGGAGGAGTCAGATTATCGCGGCTTTAGAAGAAGCTGTATCAAGAGGTGATTTTAAAATTAGGAGTGAGCGTTTAATTGCTGAATTAAAAAAATTCATTTATAAAAATGGTAGACCTGATCACATGAAGGGTTCGCATGATGATTTAATTATGGCTTTAGGTATGTGTTTATTTGTGGCTAACACGTCTTTTAAAAGACTACACGAGTCCGATAATATGACTAAGGCTATGTTGGATAGTTGGAAAACATCAACAACAACC